TGTATAGAACCCTGCACGATATAGCTGAATCGCCCAGGGCTGCCTTTGGTGGCACTGAGAGGGACCTGTCTGGGGTAGCCCTTGAGATTGAGCTTCAGCCGTTATTACAGAAAGTGAGGCGAAAGAGGCTTATCAGGACAGACGCCTATAACCGAAGGAACAGGCTGATTCTTAAGCTCCTAGAGCAGTATCGGAATGAGAACTTTGGTAATAACCGTTTGAGGGTAGTTTGGAGCCCGGTGCTACCCCAGGATTTTACCCGACTAGTTTCTAATGAGCAGATATTGATTCAGAATGGTATCCACTCAAGGAGACGGGCTATGGATGAGCTGGGAGTCAAAGACCCAGAGATAGAGTTTAATAGATGGCTTGAGGAAAGGGAAACTATCCTCAGGATGAATAAAGAGCTTAATACCAAATCCACCAGGGGCGGAGCGAGAGGGAGAGCTATACAATCCCCGGCGGAGGGTATTGAGGAATAAAAAAGGGAAATCCTAAGCACTAAAGCCTAAATACTAAACAATTTAGGATTTCCGCCAAAGGAGGGGGAAGTTGGCAGATGATGAACTAAACCAAAATCCCGAAGGGGAGGAGTCAGGACAGAGTCAAGCGCTTACGATTACCGAGCTTGAGGACTTGGTAGCTCAAAAGGATGAGGAGTTAACTAAAGCTAATACCCGCATCACTGAGCTTGAGCAGACTGTGACTGAGTCAGATGAAAAGTTGACCACTATCAAGAATTCTCTGACTGAGGCTGTAGCCAGCTACAAAGCCACGGTGGTTCAGGCAAATCCAGAGGTGCTTGAGGAGCTCGTCACTGGTGATACTATCCAGTCTATCAATGAGTCCCTGAAGAAAGCTAAAACCCTGATTAGTCGGGTGAGGCAGGGGTTAGAGGTTGAAATTTCAGCAGCTAAGATTCCTGCCGGAGCCCCGCAGAGGACACCACCTGACCTATCAGCTCTATCCCCACGGGAAAAGATTCAATACGCAATAGGAGGTAAAAAATAATGGCTTTAACACTAGCTGAGGCAGCCAAGCTGTCAAACGATATCCTACTTCAAGGGGTGGTAGAAACCATCGTTAAGGACTCACCCATTCTCCAGGAACTCCCCTTCATAGAGATTGTGGGTAATGGTTTAACCTATAACCAGGAGAAGACCTTGCCTACCATTGATTTCTATGATGTCGGTGATACCTGGGCTGAATCAACCCCAACCTTTGAGCAGAAAACGGCAAACCTGAAGATTATGGGTGGCGATGCCGATGTCGATAATTTCCTCAAGGCGACGCGAAGTAATATTCAGGACTTAGAGGCAGCCGTTATTGAGCTTAAAACTAAGGCGCTCAGGCGTAAGTTTGAAGAGACCTTCATCTATGGCGATTCGGTAACTAACGCTAAGCAGTTCGACGGTCTTAGGAAGCTCATTGACACTACTACTGCCAGCGACCAGGTAATAGCTATGGGGGCTACCGGAGCTACTCTAACCCTGGCTAAGCTGGATGAGCTTATTGATACGGTAAGGGGTGGTAAGCCTGATATGCTGCTTATGAGCCGGCGCTCAAGGCGGAAGATTAACGCCCTGATCAGGGCAGCTGGGGGAATGATGGAGACTGACCGGGATAAGTGGGGTAACTTCATCCAGTTGTGGGATGGTATCCCTATCGGTGTTTCTGACTGGATCTTGGACACCCACGTGCTTACCGGTGGCGTGGAGACGGCGACCACAGGCGGCACTTGCTCCACCATCTATACCACCCAGTTCGGGGAGGGAGGTCTTTGCGGCTTAACCAGTCCCGGTCACCTTCAGGTGGAGCCTATCGGCTCACTGGAGACCAAAGACGCCTCAAGAACCAGGATTAAGTGGTATGTCTCCCTGGCTCTATTTAGCACCATTAAGGCAGCTGTCCTAATTGGGGTTCAGGACTAAACTAACTCAGAATAGGAGGTTGAAAATGAGAAAACAGGAACTAGCCAACTGGCTATGCCGATATAAGCTTAGCAAGTATCACCAGGATATTGAGCCCTACCGAGGCCGAGAGGATGAGTTTCACCAGCTGTTCAAGCCTTATGAGGTCATAGAGGGAGAGGGAAACTGCCTACTCAATACCGGCATTGACGAGATATGGGACTTGGTAACTGGTGCTGTTTCCGGGGCTAGCCATATCTTTGATAATGCTGCTGCTCAAATTGGCGTTGGTGATTCCAACACTGCTGCCGATGCTACCCAGACTGACCTGCAGGCAGCCACCAACAAGACCTATAAGGGAATGGAGTCTGGCTATCCTACCTCTACTAGCCAGAAGGCAACCTTTAAGGCAAGCTTTGGCTCTAGCGAGGCTAACTATACCTGGGAGGAATGGGTGGTTAAGCAATCAACCAGTAGCATTTGCCTGAACCGAAAGGTTGAGAGCTTGGGCACTAAGTCCACAGGCACTTGGACACTAGAGGTAGAAATTAGCCTAAGCTAATAGCTTGGGTGATGGGGGAGGGCCGCTAAGCCCTCCCCCATCTAAATAGGAGGTAAGTATGGTAGAAACTATCTGGAGACCGAGACGACCCTCGGCTTTGACTGATAGCCAGAGGGCAGAGAAGCTCCAAAAGGACAGCGAGTATGAGATTGCTGTCCAAAACCTAAGCACTGCTTTCTACCAAAAGAAGCGGACTGTTGGCGTAACTGCTGGGGAAGAGGAAAAGTATAGGCAAGACAAAGCCAAGCTGTGGAATGATTACTTGGAGTGGGCCAAGGCTAATGGCTTATATGAGGAGGTTACCCCAGAACAGCAATTAGCTGAGGCTGAGACAGGTCTAATGGCACAGCTTGAGGAAGTGAATCTTACTAGAACTGAGTTAAAGAAACCATTGCTTGAGGTTAAAGAAAAAGCTGGAGAGAAGTAATGGCTCAAACTTTCTTTCCAATAACACCAACTGAGATTACTCCGAGTGGTGCTGGTAGCTGGGTAGATATGGATGCCAGCGGCAGTGTTCCAGCAGGGGCTACTGGTGTAGTTCTTCACGTTGTAAACACCGACACTTGGGGTCGGTATTTGGGGTTACGCAAAAACGGAAGTTCAGATGATAGACACCCAGACCTATCTGGCCAAAGCCACTTCTGGGCTATGATAGGCGTGGATACCAATAGAGTTTTTGAAGCCTATGTTGAGGATACTACTGATGTTGATATTTATGTCGTAGGTTATACTATGACTGGCGTAGCCTTTAAGACTAATGCTGATGATATGTCGCTTGGCTCTACAGGAGACTGGTATGATATTGATTGCTCTACTGAAGCCCCTAGTGCCATTGGGCTTATTTGGGAGATACAGGCAGGGGCAACCTATTATCAGTATGGTTTACGTAAAAACAGCTCAACCGATGATAGGCACTATGATGTCCGAGAACATCGTTGTTTTGGTGCTATTATTGGCTGTGATGCCTCTCAGATATGTGAAGGCTATGTTGAAAATGTAGCCGTTGATTTCTTCCTCGTTGGATATATCACTGACGGATGCACATTCAATACTAATGCTACTGATGTGAGCTTGGGCACGACGGGTTCTTGGCTAGACCTATCAGCACTATCATCTGGCGCTAATATGGGATTTATTGAGGTAGCTAGTACAAGCGCTTATAGCTATGGTCTTCGCAAGAACGGAAGTTCCGAAGATATCTATAGAGATGCTAGAACGCACCCTTGGGCTATAGTTGAATGTGATGCCAGCTTAATCATAGAGGGCAAGATAGAAAGCACTAATGTTGACTTCTTTGTTGTTGGGTATTCAACGGAGATAACACTAGTTGAGAAGTCATCATCTGACATTGGCGCTGGCTCTGAAGCCTCATCACCGACAGCTACATTAAGCCAGGCTGATAGTGGTGATGGGGTTGAGACTCTGCTATCAAGAGCCCTTGGTGTTGCCGAAGTGGGGTCTGGAGCCGAAGTATGGGCGCTTCTGGCAGTGCTGGTGGCAACGGCAGAGACCGGAACCGGTACTGAGTTTGCCTCAAAGCTCTTTAGCTCCGCAGACTCAGGTTCAGGCGTTGAATCACTTCTTACCAGGTTATTGGCTACCTCTGAAACAGGAACTGGAACTGAAACCTTACTATCCAGGTTACTTCGTCACGCCGAGAGTGGACTTGGCGCCGACGCCTGCTTAACCTTATTAGCTACTTTAGCTAGAGCGGAAACAGGTTCTGGGTTAGACGCCTTTATCAATTTAATAACTACTGCCCTGGCTACCAGTGAGACTGGCTTAGGTGTAGATAAGCTCCTGGGCAGGGGAATATCCCTTGTTGATGCCGGCTCAGGTCTGGATACAGCTACTTTATATAAAGTT